CTATCTCATATCCCAATAAGAATATCCTCTACTATGAGGATGATCTCGTACATCTAAGTGAGTAAAATTTTTATACACTCCTATTCCTGTAAAACCCATCTTGATTGCAATCTTTGCGATCTCTTCTGGAGAAAATCCATTTACTCTAATATCTACAGCGTTTCCTAATAAATGCTGACTTTTGGGAGAGCCTCCTATCTTTTGATTATAAGAATGTGATCGATACCCCGAATTGATGATCATAGGTCTTCTTATTTTGTCTCTCATCTCTTGAAGAAGTCTTATGAGTTTGTAATCATATACCACTTCATTTTTTCCTTCTTTACATACAAACTCTGAGATCTTGAAATTTTTAGATATATTCATATTGGATACAACTTTAAACATCATCATTCCTCCATTTCATTATTTTTCTCTTTCATCTTTTTAAGTGCCTTTACAATAAAAGCAGGCAAAGGAACTCCTAAGCCTGCAATATTCTCTGTAATGGATATGCCTTCATTTGCTATATAAAAATAAATGGTCATGGTTCTAAAGACAGGATTTTGTGATGCTACCGCCAAATCTAGCTGATGAGCAAGAATAATGACCATAAAAATAGCCGCCTTTTTAAGCAGCCCCTTGTGTCCTATCTCACTTGATATTTCTTTGTTTTTATATCCTTTCATTAAACCTGTTATATAATCCATTGCTATCAATATTACTAAAATATGAATAATTCTATTCCACTCTCCTATCAATATACTCATGCCAGTTCCTAAACCTACTATGATCATATTTATACTATTTTTTATATCCATTTGCATCGTCCTTTATTAAGTTTTTATTGAGTACTTTGCTTTTTAAAAAACATTATATTGCTTACATTTTCTTATTAGAATTACTTCGCATAATTTTCTTATTAGCTAACGACTTCTAAATTAACTTTTTCCAATAACTCTTGATATTGTTCTATGGTTATCTGATTAAAAGTAAAAAATACATTTAACTTATTTGTCATATCTTCTTTTTCATAATGATTATTTTCAATAAGATTTTTTAATAAATTATACAACATTATTCTACACCCCCTGCAATTCTCCATCAACTTTTACCCATATCTTATCTATCTCTCTTAATACTCCATCTACCTTGACCCAGCCATTCTCGGAAGTTTTAAGTTGCCCGTTAATTTTCATTTTAAGTGCTGCAAATACTAAGCCTTTTTTTACATACCAATATCCATCTTGTATTCCATTGTATGGGTATATACCTTCTTCGGCTTGGATGGTTTCTAAGAGATTTTGTTTTCCATAAATATGTTCATAAATAGTTATAAACTTTTCATTTTTGGTTACATACCACCAACCTAATAGGTTTCCTTCGTATTTTTCTCCTGCATAAACAGGAATCTTGGTAACTCTAACTTTATATAATGCATACAGATTTGGATTATATGGCTCTTCTTCCTTATAAAAATATCCTATATCCCCAACTTTAGCCACGCTTCCGGTCTGTCTTATTCCAACCATATTATAATAAGTTCCAGAAGGGTATTTTAGATATTTAGCATTTTGTGTTTGGTTATAATCTACTCTAGGGGCTCCATTTACAACTATACTCCCACTTGAAGGAAACCATGTTCCTAGTGCATCAGTAGCAATATTTATTGTTTCTTTTCTAATATAAGACTGTGGTTTATCTAGAGTTTCACTCCACCTTTTATTCACTGTCCATTTTTCATAATAATACTTAGTCATTATATATCACCATACTTTATCCATATTTCACCGTTTTTCATAGCTTCTACATCTGCATCATTTGGAGATAAAATTACATTTCTAATTTGTGCAACCGTATATGATGTATTGCTTTTTGCTTTAACTATACCAGTAAATTCTCCCCCTACCTTATCCATTTTCTCATCATTTAAAGTTTCTACTTGTTTCTCAACATCAGCCTGATGCACAATAATACTTTTATGAATTTCATTAATGGCACCTGTATGTGTTTTATCTTTTGTATTCAATTTACTATTATTCAACACTTCATTTTGTAAATCTATAATTTCATCATCTATTTTATCCATGTTCTCATTGATCACTTTAATATCTGCAGTTTCATGATCTAAAGGTTTTTTTAACTTTATATTCCTAGTTAGCTCTGGCATCCTATCACCTTCCTTGTTCTCATTTCTTTCCAATTCATCTTCTTTACCTGCCCCCAAGTTGTCTGTCTCATTTGTAACCATGTAATATAAAGAAATTCATATAATATTTCTAAATGTGCAGGTTTAATTTCTTCAATAGCATTTTTTAAATCCTCTATATTCGGAGGCACTCCATAAACACTAGTAAATATAATGTTGATCCTGCCATCAAACTTAACCTCCACATTTCCATTTGTATAAGCATCTGCTACTAATTTGATCAGCTTATGATCTACTTTGCCTGTTCCTCTCCATTTGGACTTTATGGTACTTCTGCGGTCTTCATAAGTTCTATCTTTATCTGTTTGAATTCCAAGCTCTTTTTCATATATATCTAGTGCCCAAGTAGCTGTCTCTATAAATAATTGTCTTTCTAAATCCTTTAGATCTAATGTGATTTGATCTAATTCTTTTTCTTGTACTTTCATAAGTTCGTGAAATACCTTTGATTTTTGCTCATAAAAGGGTAAATATTTTAACATTCTATTTTTAAGCAATAATAACCCCTCCTAGCACTGGAACTGCCTCTTCATGAATCATGATATTTTTCTTTTCATTGTTGATAGTCAAATCAGAAAAATCCAGTATCCCTTTTGAATCTAATACAATACTGGCAATCTTATTGTAGCTTACCTTGTTTTCTCTAAAAGCAATTTCTTTTAAATATAATTTTATATTTTCTTCTACATCTTTTTGAATCACTTCTTGTAAAATAGCCGGATCTTTCTCTGTTAGATGAAAATTAATATTTAAAACTACAGATTTAGCACTTACTACTGTACAAAAGGCTCCAATAGGAGCTTTGCCTTCCCCTAATCCTTTAGATCCAGGATCAATATACTCTTGTACTTCTTTAGCAAGATCTATATTTGGCTTTTTCTCTTTATCAATAACTACGACCTTTACCGTATTCGGCTGATTATTAGGTAGAGGTATAACTCTTGCATCTCCTACTCCTGTGACTTCCTTTGCCCAATTAAGATAATGATATTTATTCCCTGATGTAGCAGGAGTCCGAATGCGTTCGTAGTATCTTTGCAAAAGTTCTTCATCACTTTCTGCATCATAACCATTTGTAAATTCTTTTTGATTCACTACTCTTTCAATACTTGTAAGAGTAACAGGAAAATATTTAATAGTTTCTGCTGCAACATTTCCTATAACACCATATGCTTCACACTTTACCCATACTTCTATTTGTCCTTTATCATCTATAGTTTTATCTTCTTGTATGACAAAGTCTACCGTATCACTAGAGACTTTATCATTTATACAAACCTTTGCTCCTTTTTTTCCTATAATCGTTACATGACCTGTAGCTTGAGTAGCTGGTTTCCTTTTGATTCCTGTTTTTTCGTATACCCTTTGTTCTAACTGGGCTCCTTTTAAGTTTTTGATTTCTAATTTATCTTCTAAGCTTTTCATATCATTTTTCATATACTCTAGCTCAATAGCAACAGGCTTTAGAGCATCATAAAAAAAAGACCCTTCTGATCGATCATAAATACTAGATACATTTTTAATCATTCTATCTTGTATCACTTCTTTATCCTCTAGCATAAGATTTCACCTCCTTATTAAAACTTTCTCCATCTATTAAATTCACTTTAAAAGATAAATTTAAATAAGATGTTTTCTTTTCTATCTTCCAATTAGAAATAGACTTTATCATAGGATGCTTCATAAGTGATTGACTGATTTCTCTTTTTAATTCTGCTTCTATAAAATCCTTTGGAAGATTTTTTCCTATAATGAGATCTTCTACAATCACACCATATTCATTTTTATCTTTTCTTTCATAGATTTTATATTTATATTTTTCTGTTCTTAACACTTTATCAATCCATCCTTTTACTGCATCTATATCAGATATTTCTACTAATCTCCCATCTCTGATGACAAAATCACCTTTATCAAAGTCAAATAAAAAAGACTTACCTATCCTTGGTAAATCCTTTGGCTCCTCTTCTTTCATTTTTAAATTTACTACTTGTGGAAACACTATAACCTCACCCCCTTGTCTATAAGAAAGTAGGTCTGTTCGTCTGTAGTAGGAATTAACATTACTTGATCCCCTTTTTTCAAGGTATCTATATATTTGAATGTTCCTTTCATACTTACATTTCCTTCTACATTTCCATTTACTACTTCATAGGTAGTAGGAACACTAGATTTTAATGTAATCGATCCACTTTCTCCACTAGTTTTTTCTTCTCCTTTGATTTCAAATTGCCTCTCATAATCGTTTAGAACATGGGCTCCTATAATCAAATGCTCTTTTGTCAGTATAATCTTATCTCCTAAAGATACTTGTATATTAGGAGGAGGACTAATGATCTTTCCTATTTGTGGCCCTAAGTAAGCTCTATTGTCTCTTTCTTTAAACAAACTTGCCAATTCACTAATTCCATCCATTACATCACCCCCAATCCCAATTGCATTTTATGGATTCCATTTTGAACAGTATGAGTCACATTCTTAATTAAATATTTTCCACATATACCTGTGATTGGTTCTTGGATTTTAATGGTTCTTCCTGCTCTTACTCCATCATCTCCTAGCATTTCTACACTATTTTCTTCAAATATTTTTCCTAATTCTTTTAACATATTGTTTGCAATATTTTTTGCCTGAATTTTATCCTTTTTTTCTATACTCACTACATCTTGAAGTAATCCATATTCTTGAATCAATTTTTCTTTTTTCTCTGTAACAATTAAATGATCATCTGATATAACTTGAATGCTATTTTTCATCTCTTCTATAGATCTTTTTCGACTAGAAGTAGAAATAGCACTGCTCACATCATAATGCTGTATATTTTGTGCCAATTGAAAAGTTCCTTGTACCTCTAATTCTTGTTGTTTTTCTATATACAATTTCCCTGCTCTCATTTCCATCCTATACTTGGTTTGTGTACTTTTATGAGCTATATCTAAAATATCTTCAATGATTTCACTTACAGCTTTATCATTGTATATTTTATTGATAACTGTAGAAATAGGAGCTATAGATCCAATAGGAATGGAGAAATCATTTAAAATCTTTTCTATAGCTTTCTTTCCTGTGGTTTTATTAAACTGATAAACAGCTTTACTTTTATTCAAATAAAAAGCACAATCAAAGCAACTATAGTTGATCTTCCCTCTTCCATTTCTTTCTTCAGATACTACAATTCCTCTAAATATTTCATCTTTGTTTTTTAATATTATCAAACTTCCTAGCTGTACTGGATTAGCTGGAAAATATCGATCATCATTAAAAGCAATATCAAAGTCAAGCTCTTGTCCTAGCTCACTGATATTGCTTCTCCACTGAATATTTCCAACCAAAGGGGTAATATCTGTCTGTATATTATTTTTTATACTCAATAGCTGATACATACTACACCACCTTTTGTTCTAGTTTGATAAATTTAAATTCATTTAAAGTAAGAGTATAGTAAATATCTCCAGTTCCGTCTTGTTGTCCATATTCAAAACTTTCTATTGTACAAGGCATATTCACTAATTCATTAGAAGAATCTGTAATAACCAATCGGATAGGTACTCTTCTACTCTTCCATTCCTCTAGGATTTTTATATATTCCCACCCTTTATATCTTCTATCTCTTAAAAAAGGATAGTCTTGGTTTGGAAAAAATGATTGGATAGATATACTCTTTAAAGAATCCATACCAATAAGTTTGATTTCCCCTTGATTGATGGTATCAAAACTTTCATTTTTCATTCCTGACTGTATCTTAAATTCTTTAGGCAATACAGGAAGTCTAATGACTTGTTCTCGGTTATTAATAGAAAGAAATATATCCATATATCCACCTCCCTTATGCATATCTATAGTTATTGGACATAGATTGTTTTAATCTTGGAACCAATTCATTTAAAATTTCTGTAGTAGACTTATTTGTTCCACTAATATTAATGGTATATTTGTTTTGATTTTTAATAGAATTATCTACTCGAGTACCCATAATCTTTGTTCCTGCTTTAGCTACTTTATTAGCTTTTGGAGTAATTTTATTATTCTTATAAAGCTTATAAACATTGTTTTCAGATACTTTTGTTGATGATTTGATGTGATTTTTTTGTTGTATCTTATTTTTCGTGCGTCCTCTATTTGGTAACTCCCTCATCTTCCCACCATTTCTTCCTGATTTTTGAATGGTAGATAAGGATCTTTTAGGTACAAAAAAATTTTTCACTGGATCAATGATCTTTCCAGCACCATTATCTAATTTTTTTTGTATATGTTTTGGAGCTGCTTCATAAAAAACAGTTCCTGCAAAGTTTGCAATAGAACCTACTGTAGATAATGCCGTTCCTACTCCTGGTATCACTTGAGTTGCATCTAAAGCTGTATCCGTTATTGCTAAAGCCGTTAAAAACTTACTGTCTCCTTTTAGAATTGTTTTCGCATTTTCTGCATATCCTACCATAGGGAAAAATGATTTTTTAAATGCTTTTCCAATACTTACAACTTGAGGAAACTTAGTAGCCATTTTATACGTTAAAGTATTATATTTTCCTTTTACCATCTCTTTTGTTATTTTTCCTAATGTTTTTGCAGCACTGCTATAGTCCTTATTTCTAAGATTTCCAATATACTTTATTGATTTTTCAATAGCTCCTCCACTTTTTTTACCTATTATCCTCTTTAAGCTACTATAATTTTCTGAAGCTACTTGCTTTGTAATCTTTGCTATAGTCTTTGCTTGGGTATTCAAATCTTTTCCACTAAATTCTCCTATTTTCTTTACTAGATTATAAGACATATCTCCTAATTGATTTTTATATTTACTAGTTATTTTAAAAAATGTCTTTTTACCTACTTCATTTATTTTTCCCTTTGTATCATCATGAGTTGCTATATTCTTCATATGCTCAGTAAACTCATGATTGGTGTTATAAAGATTGCCTTTCTTTTTTACTTTTTTCCCTATGTTATCTAAAGGCGAGTCAACATATTCTTTTACAAATTGTGATTTTATTTTATTCAGCTTTTTAATAGGTTCTAGACTAGATGTTAATTTCTTTTTCATGATATCTAGGGGAAAATTAACATGTTTTTTCGCAATCTGCGATTTCATTTTATTGAACTTTTTAATATGTCCCAGACTAGATGTTAATTTTTTAATAGATTCACTCATAAAATCTGTGATTTCATCTTTTACAAAAGCCTGCAATTCTTCTTTTTGTTTTTTTGCAAATTCACCCTGATAATTATTTTTTATTTTCTCTACCCAGCTTTCATCGCTCATTCATTCACCACCTTTTTTTAGAAATAGAAAAGGCACCTATTCAAGGTACCTTTCAGATTGTAGCTAAACTTTTTATTGATAAAGTCACAAAAACAAGGAACATCTATTGAAAATTTGTGAAAATATAGAATAAGGGAGAAAATTGATAGCATTACACTGTTTGAGCATAGCGAGTTTGTAATGCTATTTTCGACCATTTCTACATATTTTCCAAATTCGAAAATTAGTGACGTTTTTTATGACTTTGTCATAAAGTCAAAAGGCACCTATTCAAGGTACCTTTATTCTTCTATTTCTCTTTTCATCATTTCTTCAATTTCTTGCATTTCCTTTTCATAAAATGCCATCAAAAGAATCAATTCACCCCTTGGCATATTGTAGATCACAGACGGTCTGATTCCTTTTGTTTTCCAAAAATAATAAATCATTTGAGTCAAACCATCTGTGTCAATTAGTTTTTTACTTCTTCTACAGCTCCACCATCAAATCCGCTTAATTCTCCAATCATATTGTATAAAGTCAAAATCTCTCCAGGAAGAAGAAGCTTTCTTACTAAATCCTTTGGTGTATATACATGAAATTTATCCATTAATTCCTTTGTTTTAAATCTTGGGTTTTTCACTCCTTCTATAACAGTCATAAGCTGTAATTCCCCAATATTTATATTCTCTTGATTTTCATGCATAGCCATTTCTTGAATTTCTTCCATTTTATCAGGAGTTAATGCTTCCACTTGGAAAATTACTTTATCTCCTGTCATAGAAGATAATCTTTTTATTTCTACTTCTTTACTAGGCTTTTTTAATTTCTTTTCATCTAATTGAAGCAACAAATCTAATGTATTCATATTCATCCTCCTTATTCTGGCTGAATCATATCAGCAAAATCATAGTCTGTAAATGTAAATGGACATTCTACTTTTCCTAATGCTTTTGTCTCAAAATTCATAAGAGTTAAATCATCAAAGCTTACTTCCTTAAGTACAACTCTTTCTGATTGACCATCTATTGTATCTGGATCAGCTAATTTTGAAATGATGGTAAATCTTATATCTTTTCCTTTTTTGATCATATCCCCCAGCTTAATTGCCATTCTAGAGTTTACTTTGTGCATCTTTAGTGTTCCTTTTCCTTCCCATCCTGTAATCTTTGTATCCTTTGCTAAAACTCCACACATATTTACATCTTCTTTTTTTAATGTAATTTTCGCCTCAAGTCCTGTTAACTCACTTACTTTATCTCCATCTAACCAAATTTCTCCCCATGTACCATTAATCACTCTATTTCCAGATATTTTATTTGTCATTTAAACTCCTCCTTACATGAATATTTCCATTTTTAAATCTTCCATTGCATCTAAAAACTTTACTTTTGCCTTGATAAATACTTCACTTCCAGTGTTGTACTCTTTGATTTCTTGTTCCTTTAATGCTTCTACCTCTATACCTTTTTTCATAAGATATAATCTTTGTCCGATCATATCAATTTCTGCCTTGTTATCATAATCTGGGTCTAATACATCTGTTCTTTCTAATTCTTCAAAATAAGCATTAATAGCTGCTAAAAACAATACTTTATTGTCATAGGAATTTACTACTTTTCCCACATAAGATCCATCAAAAGTATCATGAATATCATCTCTCATAAGATCTACTGCATCTACAATCTTTATTTTCTTAAATTCTTCACCCTTTGTAGCTGTAGTAGTCGTCAAAGAATTGACTCCCCTGCCTATTTTGATTTTTTCTCCATCATGGATAAAAATTAATTTTCCATCATCAATATCTTTATCTGGATTTTCTGATTCTGTAATACTTTCTACTTCATTGAATGCATAATAAGTAGAGCTTCTTGTAAATGGAAGTCCTGCAAGTACTCCAGCAATCCTACAAGTATATTGACTTGCACTATAAGTAATATCCCCTACCTTTATATCCTCTGTGGCAAAATTGATAATTCCTTCATGATCTGCCTCCACATTTGGAAGTACTGCTTTAAATGTCTTTTTATTGTTTTGTCTTTGTTCTTTAATCCATGAAACAATATTTTGAACAGCTTCTTGTGAAATTCCTGGAATAGAAAGATAATTCCACTTCTTACTTTTCAATCTCTTTAAAGCTACTGCATAATCTTCTACCATTCCAATTCTTTCAACAATAATTTTGCTAGGTGTTCCCATGAAAGCTTTTTCAATATAATCTTTATTCTCTTTTGTCCAATGATCTTTTGTTACTTCATCGATAGATTTGTACTCTACTGATTCTAAATCCACTCTATCCTCTTTTAAAATAAGTGCCACAATTCCTCTAGCACTTCTTTTGATTGCTGTTGTTCCTTGTGTTTTAAATTCAATTAATATTTGTGGTAAACCCATTAGATCTCCTCCTTTATTCTTAAATCCTTCATAATTTCATAATTTTCATATTCATAGACTTTCGTCTCGTCTATTTTGTCTATAAAAGCTATATTAAAAGAAAATACTAAAATTTTTTCTACCATTTTTACTTTTGTTTCTTGGATAGTAAATTTCCTATCCTCTACTTCTAAAACACAAGAGAAAATATCTTGTAATTTCTCTAAAACCTCAATATTTTCTTTTATGGTTTGGCTTTTTGAAAAGTATTGAATGTCTACTTTGATTTTTTTATTTTGATAATATCTGCTTTCTAGTGTAGTAGCTACAGGTAAAACTTCAATAAAAAATGCAGGTTTATCTAATAATTCTCCCTGCATAGTGTCATAAAAATGACTTGTATCAAAATTATTCTTTAACCATTTAATTACAGTCTCTTGAATTTTAAATAAGGTAATCATCATCTCTCCTTCCACAATCTTCTTCGTTCCATAAGTTTTTCCTCAATCAAATGGTTTAATAAATGGCTCATCTCCATAAAATCCATTAATGTTTTTTCATTAGTTTCTATAGACTGATTGCTTTCCTTGTGCAATTCTTTTTCCATTGTTTCTAATTTTCCCTTAAGTTTTAATACATCTTCTTTATAAGCATCCCTTTGTTGGATCACTTGATTGAGTCTCATTCTTGGAACAAATTGATTATTATTTAAGAGTATCTTTTGATTTTTTGTCTTTTCCTTTACTTCTTTGTATAAACTTTCTCCTAGGATCTCTTTTAACTCCTTCATTAAAATCATCTCCTTTTATTCCTTTACGTGTTTTACGTGTAACGCCACGATTCATTCTTCTCATTTTAAATTATAATGGATTCTTTTTTATCATATCGGTCTAGTTTCGGCACTTTTTCGTCATATCCAATGCAGATATCTCTAATAAAATACTATTTTTGAGTATTTTATAGATTTTGGTTAAAGCCTTGTTTCTTATTTCTCTACATTGTCTTTCTTCTATATTGACCTCAAAGGTAATATAACGCCAAATTTTCTTGTCCACATACTTCATCTTTATAATTTGTTTTTCTAAATCTGTAAGACTCTCTACGGCATTATGAATTCTTTTTAGAAATCTTTCTATATGTCTTTTTTCAAATTCAAGTAAATCAATCATTTCCTCTATTTCTAAATCCTTCAATACTTGCATTTCTGTTTTAGAAAAAAATTGATTGTTTCTTATAAAATCTTCATAATTAATACCCTTTAAACTTAAATATTGCATATCTTTTAAATCTCCGATCTGAAGTTCTATTTCTTTTATTTTTGCTTCATATTGTTTTAAATTTTTAAGGGTATTTTCTACTCCTTTCATGCTTATCTTCTTGTTACTCCTTTGTATATTTTCTTTTTCTAAACTTTGTGTATACATAAACCTTCACCACCATAAATAGTTTATTTTTTATATATGTAATAAAAATACATTTATTGATTTTTATTTAATTTATTGATTTTTTTGTATATCTCTTATTTTAAAGTATAATATGTATTTTTTATGAATTGAGGCATACTTGTGGCATTTTATCGGAACTTTTCCTCCAAACATTTTAGATATATAGAAAATTATACCACATTTTTCCGAACATGTGTTCGTTTATTGTAAAAAAATAAAACTCAGCTCAAATCAAATGAACTAAGTTTTATTTTTTATCTTATTTACTACTTCTTAAATTTAAATGTATCTCCCATATACATAACCTCTTCTAATTGTTGATCATAATCCTTTGAACCATTAATATAATAAATCATTGCATATTCATCTTTATGATCATGATCAAATATATATAGTTGCATATATTTAACTTCTTTTCCTTGTACAGTAGCTGTAACAGTTGTTTTTACTGCTTCTCCATTAGATAAAGTGTTTTTTTCCATTTTTAATATCTTTTGATCTACCAT